ATTTCTAGGACTTTTTTATAAAACACCATGATCTAAAAAAATTCAAAAAAAGACTCACGCGCACGCGAGCCAACAAAACCATCCAATAACACATCTAACATCAACTCCCTTGAAACAATAAGAACGGCCAGCAAATTACCAAACACATCAACAACCAAAATATGAAACACAACAACGTTGATCAAGAAAGGGTGACCAAAGAACGGTACCGAAGGACACCTCTTGTACAACAACATTTGTAACAACTTTGTTGATGATAATCAAAAGCATGGTGCAAGAACGTTTAAAACGCGCGCGAGAAACCATGATACATGGTATCACGCTTTTGAAAAAATTTTCAACTCAAAACCATGATACATGGTATCACGGTTTTTTTCGGAAATATTGCTTACATTTGGTGTGTAGAAATGGAAAAAGCCATGCTATGAACACGGCTTTTTGAACACTTAACTTAACTTAACAAATACCTGAAAGAAGTATTATGAGTCAAATATACGAAAGTATTACAAATTTGATGGTAAATGAAAGAAATCTTATCTTTCATAGCGGAGTTAACTACAGCTTTAACATCGCAAATATCGAGATAAATAGTTTATGGAAAACGTTGGCTGGCAACGAGCGTGCATTTATTTGTACGATGGTTGCGATGAATGATCGCGGAACGCTGTCATACAAGATGAAAAGCACGTGGTTTATGAGTCATAAGACGTATCATAAGATCCGTAAACAATTGCTTGATAGCAGTGTTATTATGAAGGATGGCAACAGGAGTAGATTTATACTGAATCCTGACTACCATCCATGCATGTCTCAAAGACAAGCTGAGGTTATAGCTCGAGAGGTGTCATTTATTTTGAACAATCGTTACAGACACGTTTTGCGATCAAGTGATCTAAACTCTGATTGAATCAGTGCTTCAATCGTATCCCAACGCGACTGATTATCGTTGTTATCAACCTTGCCATAGAGTGCAAGCTTGCGTTCAGCAATCTTTCTATCAACATGCTTAGGAGCTGTTCGAACGTTGCTAACACAATGTCTAAATATTCTATTACGCTTTGCCATGGCTATGAGTTTAAACGATTAAACAATTCCTTTCGCTCAAGCCTTGCCTTGGCAAGCTCATTAATACCGCTATTAACAGCGGTGAATGATTGTTTTGCAAAGCTACTGACACCACTACTAACAGTGTTGATTGAATGCTTGGTACAAACAATGGCTTTAGTCGTTGTCTTAGGACCAACAACAACTGATACTTCTGATACAATGCTCTTGAGAGCTGATGATAATTTACCCATGATTATATGTTTTAAGGGTTACAAGAGAGTCAAAAGGACTCTCTTTTCTGAATTCGTTAAAGACCCCCCGGGGTTCCGAAAACCGGAAAGGGGAGGGGGGAATTTTACGTATAGCCGTTTCTCCTAGCTGTCACAACATTTTTGGGCAAAGGTTTTGTGATAGATGGGTGCGGTGGAAAGGTTTTTCAGGCGTAGTTTTTTAAAACGTAGTGTAGTTGCTTCTGCTGGGGTTGTTGTTGCTCCTAATTTGGTTTTGGCCAAGGGCGAGAATGATGTTCAGAGCGACTATTTATTGGATAGGCTGAACGTGAATGATGTTGTTGTTCTTGACAATTGTTATGGTCCTCTTTATGTTGTTAGAGAGATTGATCGTTCTGACAATTCTGTGTTTGCCGCTTGTGTTAAGACTTATGTTATTAAAAAAATTCATCCTCCTTACTTTGTTGTTGCTAATAGTTTTTCGAAATGAATAGACGTGGTTTTTTAGGTATTTTAAGTAAGGGTAGTGCTGCTGCCGTTGTTGCTCCGACGTTGTTTTGTACTCCGGTACCAATGGAGCGTGTTGTTTTTGATCATACGGTTCCTAATTACCTTGGCCTTTCTAATGGTGCTGTGGGTACTGATGGTATAATTGCTTTGATAGAAAAGCGTGGTAATGTTTATAATTTCTTCTATTCTTAGAAGCTATTATAATGTTACGGGAGATTCCGATATTCCTATATATTGTGATGCCAATCAGTTTCATTTTGTAAAAAATCATTAGTTTAGTGGTATGAAAAGTTTAAGTAAGCTATTATTAGTAGTTGTTCTAGGAGCGATTACTTTAGGTTTCTCTCAAAAGGAAGTATTACCTGACCTAAGCAAGAATGAAGGTATAGGGGTTTCAATTAGTGATTTAGATGAGGTTTCATTGTCTGATTATGTATTTGTTGAAAGCATGCAAGGTGTTGTTGATTTGAATAAAAATATTGTTTCCAATTTTAATGATTCCGATATCTAATATTGTAGATTTTAATCAAAAACTTTTATTTAAAAATCAAGACACAAAAAGTTCAGATTACGATACGAGTTTTACGATTTTAAAAAACGCTTCGCCGCCGGGGTACGTGCCATTGTAACTTTGCTAGGAAGGTGTTTCATGATGAGAGGGCGTTACTGAGAAGTAGCGCTTTTTTTTGTAACTTTGGTTTGCACTGAGTATTGGTATGGTGTAAATTGGGTTGTTTGAAAAAGCTTTGGGAAATTCCTAGAGCTTTTTTTGTTGGTCTAGGTTATATGTTTATATTTACCCTGTATTAATAACCGTAGAACAGTTAAAATAGATATTATGGAAAAACATGTAGAAGCAAGTGAAACAGTTGGTACTGCTCAAACTTTAAATGAGTTTGGTGTTGCTATTATGGCTTTGAAAGAAGGCAAGATGGTTGCTCGATTAGTGTGGGCTAAAGAAAAATCCTTTATTTTTAGGCAAGTTCCCAGTAAGGTTGCTGTAGATATTGTGCCAAAAATGACATCATTACCCTTTGATGTCAAAAACGAAATTATTTCGAGAGAAGATCAAAATACCATTAGGTATCAAGATCAGATTGCAAAGGTTTATCCTGACAACACTATTGTTGCGTGGAATCCTAGTTGTTCTGATATTCTTGCTAATGATTGGTTAATTTTAAGCTAAAGGTTGTGAAAGAGGGGGATAACACATTTGATCATAGTTCAAGAAATGAGTTTGATGAACTTTTTAGCCCCGGCTTTGCTCCTCCAGAACCCATGGAGGTTAGTGATGGTGCTATAGAAAAGGAAGAATATGATAGTGGTGATAAAATAGCAGATCCTGATGAAGAGGCTATAGATCGTTTAGCGACACATATTAGTGATGTATTGTTAAAAACACTTAACCCCGGTCTTCAGAAAAAAGTTTTAAACCAAATTCATCATGTTATTAGAGATCATTGGGAACGAAAAATTGTAGAAGCTGCAGAGCGTCTCAAAAAAACAAAAAAGCTTCATGAGAAGTTTGTAAATACTTAAAATTTGTCAAGAATTTTTGCGAAATATTTGGGTCTTTTTAAGAGCGCTAATTGGGATGGCATATCTTCTTTAATGGTTGAGAAAAATGGGGTTTTTCACCAATCGTCTTCCAAACCTCTTACAGGGGCCCAGTATTTTAAAAAGATGTGGTATGGTGTAGATGAATCCGGTCTTGACAAAAATGGTGTTGATCGGTATGATGAAATAAACAGTAAATCTAGTAAATCAGATAAGAAAATAGATGGAAAAAAAAGATTATAGTGATGTAGATAAGAGGCTTACTCCTGAGTGGTGGAAGGATAAGGCGATTACTGTAGATGGGTATTTCGTGATACCTGATACGGAATATGATTTCGAAGTTGAAGGTTTCGATTACGATCAAGATGATGATCATTACATCGATTTCAATTCAGGTGTTATTGTGAAAGCAAGTGATTCTTTGCCTGGGCCGGCAAAAAAAGTTGGCTATTGGTGTCATTACCGCCAAGCCGGACCATATGAGTTTCATCCTTTCAGGAAAAGGTTTACCAATGGAGAGTCAGATAAGTTTGCAAAAAAAACGGTCAAACTTGTTAAAAAAAGTGATATTGTAATGATAACTGATAAGAAAATATTTTAATGAACAACGTAGCTTACACTAAAATTGCAAGAGGGCCAGAGGTCCAAAAACAAATTATTCAGGGAGCCATTGAACTCGCTGAAGCTGTAGTAGATACTTTAGGCCCTAACGGGTATACCGTCGTAATTGATCGCAGTGATGGTGATCAATTAGTAACTAAAGATGGTGTTACTGTTGCTCGGTCTATAAAGCTTGGTAATGCTATTAGAAACCAAGGAGCTCAAATAATGAAGCAAGGCGCAAACAAGGCGCAATCGTTGTCTGGTGATGGGACTACTACGGCTACCTTATTGGCAATGTCTATTTTAAAAGAAATAATAGATATGCCTACAAATTATAGCGTTGCCCTTGTTAAAGAAGGCATGACAGCTGCTAAAAATGATATTGTTCAGTTTTTAAATGCTGATAGTCTTCAAGTTGATCTAGAAGATGAAAATGGAGCCGATATTTTAGAAGCTGTTGCTTATATCTCTTCGAACAATGATTCTATGATATCGGATTTGATTGTTCAAGCTATTAGTCATTCGAAAGGTAAAAACCCTATTAAGATTAACAAAGCTAGATTAAACAAATCTTATGTTGAGAATAAGGAAGGGATGATCTACTATAATAGCGTTCATCATGATTTCTTTATGGAAATGTTTGGAGTGTCTAATGAGATTGCTTTAAACAACGCAAGACTTTTTATAACAGATCATGAAATTGTTGCAATGAAAGATCTTTCTCATATTATTGAGCATTTTTTTTCAAGTTCTCAGAACGTAGACACAAGATATCCTTTGGTTATAATTGCTCCGGATATATCAAAGTCCGCTCTTCAGGGAATCTTTCGAAACATGACTCAATTCAAAGATTTAAAAATTATTGCTTTAAAGCTTCCTGAGTTTGGTATTCAACAAGCATATACCGCTCATGATATTGCTATTTATACTGGAGGAAAAGCCATTTTAAAAAGTGAGTTTGAAAGTCTTTCGGATATGCATACTATTCCTGTTGATGATATTTTAGGTACTGCTCGAATGGAAATTAGTAGAGATCAGTATGCAATTATGAATGGCAACTATGATAAAGACGCTTTAGAAAAGCGTATTAATTATTTGGATGAGCTCATTGAAGAAGAAGAGGCCAGCTATATGCAAGACAAATTAATTCAGCGAAAAGCCAAATTAATGGGCAATATTGCTATTATTTTTGTTGGTGCTGAAACTCAAGTTGAAGCTGATGAAATTCATGCTCGAGTAGATGATGCGGTAAATGCGGTAAAAGGCGCCATTGCTGAGGGTGTTGTTAAAGGTGGTGGTGTTGCTTTTTTAGAGAGTGTTGAAAAAGTTGAGGTTCTTCGAGAAGAAGATCCGGCTCATTTTTCCCAATTAGAAGATTATCTTTTTGGGTATGAATCTATTATAAATGCTTGCAAAAAGCCTTTTTCAAAAATTCTTAAAAATGCTGAAGAAGATCCAGATATTGCATTAGAGATTTTAAAGAATAGCAAATACTCTAAAATGTACAATGTTCGAACAAAAGAAGTTGTTGACATTTTTGAAAACAAAATTTTGGATCCTAAAAAAGTTACTGTCAATTCGCTTAAAAGCGCAGTATCTATAGCATCAGTGTTAATGAGCACAAAAACATCAATAACTGGATTTGTTGGAAAATCCGAAAAATAGAAATTATGGAAGAGTTGTTTTTTAATTCTGCAAATTTGGATTTTGGCAGATATGACGCCAAAAACAAAAAACTTTATATTACTTTTACTAGGAGCGGTGAGACTTATATGTACACAAAAGTTCCTCAAATTGTAGTTGATCAATTGAAAGAATCTTCTTCTCAAGGGAAGTTTTTTCATGCGAATATTAAAACTAAATATAATTACAAAAAGATATGAGTAAGTATAAAGAAAAATCCATTCAAGAGCTTTGGATCTTGTTGGCTTTTTTGGAACAAAACATTTCTGTTCTTCAAAAATTTCAAGACAAGATTAAGTATCAAGTTGAGAAAGGAATACTAACCGATTCTGAGGTTGCTCCTTTAGTCGAACAATCTCGTGAAGCTTTTATTGCTATAGACACTGAAACTATTGAAATTGAAAAAGCAATGGATTTAAAAGTTCGCAAAAGAACTGGAATCCGGCACCTCAGCACTTCTCTTGTTAGAATGGATAAGGAACTTCAAGCCCTTATTAATTCTAGGCTTAAAGAAAAACAAGATGCTGAGAAAGATCCTAGTGTGAGATCAATAAACTACGATGCATAATGTATTTAACTCGCATAGATCCTAAAACTAATCTTATTGATATCAGCGACACGCAAGATGGTGTTCTTTCCATTAAAGCTTTTGCTGATATTTTAAATAATAAAAGTTTTGGGGTTGAGTGTTTAACTTGTATAGCGTTATCGGTAGATTACGCTTCTCCTATGCGAAAATACCCAAGATTAGAGAGACCTCTGGCGTCAATGCGATTTGTCACTGGTAACACCAAAAGTTTTCCATGGAACAATGATCTTGTTATGGAAGCTTGTGATGTGTATGAAAGATTACAATTCAATCCCGATTTAGAAGAGATCAACATTATTAAGCAAATGCGTTTAGAAAAGCTTGCCGAGCTTAAAGACGCTAAGGATACTTTAGCTAGAGCATCTGCTTTAAATGAGATCAAAAAAATCAAAGAAATGGAAAAGCGATATACCGATGAGGATATGGCTCGACTAATTGATGAATCGGATTCGAAAAAAAATCAATATAAATTGAGTAGATTAGAGTATAAACTTAAAAACAAAAACACTTTTTATCATGTCAGACGAAAAAAACAAAGAGAGCGAGAGCTTGCAGAATCAGAATCAAGAGCTAAATCCGACACAGGAAAATCCGATTCCGGAGAGCAACCCAAATAATGGGGATGCTTTAGAAAATGCAGAAACCCCTTCTTTAGATAATATTTTAAAAGATCCAGAATCTTCTGAAACTGGAGAACAAATTATAACAGACCAGACTGCAGGCGAAATTGAAGATCATAACATTAACGCTGCGGATGGAATTACAACCGCTTCTGATTTTGATCCGGATGTAGGTTCAGGCGAAAAAGAAGCACCTAGTGAAGAACCTGCTCAAGGGGAAATTTCTCAAGAAGAAGCAATTGCTGCTATTAAGCAAAATCGCTTGCTTAGAAGAGAAAACCAAAAATTAAAATCTCAAGTTGAATCTTTTCAAAAACAATTAAAATAGCTGAATGAAAAAAAAAGATTAAGTTTGTGTAGCGCGAGAGCGCAGCCATAAATATCTATTTTTTTTGTTCTACGGTCCTTCGGGACCGTTTTTTTTAAAAACCTACATGGGAATACTGTTTGATTCGGCTAGATATCGGCCTTTAGTTCATGAAGATTCTGAAATAAATCTCAGAGAAGGAACTATTGCGTATGACCAGTATTGGGATGAGCAAGACGATCGATGCATAAATGGGTATAAGCCCAACGGAATGCCGTCCATAACAGGTCGGCATTACTTTTATATGAACATGAATAAAATCATGTTGCTTGATGAAGATGATGAAAGAAAATCTTTAAAAAACCCATTATATAGAACATTAGATAGACGACTTTCCTATGAAGTAGAAGACGCTATAAATTCTAAAAAATACGGTCTTTTAATTGGTAAGCCCCGACGAGTAGGGCTGTCTTGGTTTTCCGCAATGCTTATTGCATATGATATGCTTTTCTATCTTCGAAACGAAGTGGGAGTTTGTGCAGGAAAGCAGAACAAAGCAGATGATTTCTATGCAAAAGTTCTGGCCCTTTTTGCTAACATGCGAAAAGAATATCGAACAGGTATTCTTGTTAAAAATTCTGAAGAGTTTAAAATCGGTTATGACTATACTGAAAACAAACAAAAAGTTGAAGAAGGTATTTTGTCGAGCATGTATATTCAAACAATGTTTGCCGATAGTGCTGGCTTTGAAGGAAAGTCTCTTTCAATGTGTGTTTTTGAAGAGGCCGGTTTATTCGACAATATAGTTGCTTCTTACAAATCTACTCAGCCTTGTTTTAAAGATGGTTCTAAAATGTTTGGCCTTCCTCTTGTTTATGGAACTGGAGGTGAAATTGACAAAGGATCAAAAGGCTACAAAGAAATGTGGGAAAGGCCAGAGGCTTACGATCTTAAAAAAGTATTTATTCCAGCATACGAATACTATCCCGGGGAAGGAATTCCTGATGAAAATGGAAACCGCGTTTCTTTCTTTGATAAGAAAACAGGAGAAACCGACAAAGAAGCTGCTCTTGCTTATATTTTATCTGAACGTGAACGTGTATCAAAATCCAGAGGGGCCCTTACAAAACACATTCAATCTTACCCAATCAAAGAAAGTGAGATCTTCTTAAAAACTCAAGGAGGTATTCTCGATCGCCGTTTACTTACCGGTCAACAAATTGCGCTTAATGAAGGCCTTGGTGAAAACAAACGAAAAGAAGGTGTTCTTAGATGGGTAGATAATGAAAGAGCTGCAAAATTACTTATTCGCGCTAAAAACCGAAAAGAAAGAACTTTAATCAGGGTTGAACACAAATCTAAGGTTGTTTTTGAAGAAACGCATCTTGATCCCTGGTTACATAAAATTGCTGACCCCATTAATAGGGATAGCATGACTTATAAGCCAGACATTTCAGGTATTGACTCTTACGATGATGAAGTTGAACAAACCGGAAAACACTCTTTTGGAGCTATGATTGTTTATCGTTGTTACTTTGGAATATCACAAGAACACAATCTTCCAGTTGCATATGTAAAAGATCGTGGTGACGGCAGTAGTGATGATGTTTTTTATGAGCGCTCATTAATGACTGCTATTTACTACAATTGCGAAGCATTGATTGAGTATTCTAAATTTGCTATTATGACTTGGTGGAAAGATGTTCAGGCTCACAAACATCTAAAATTAAGACCTCAGCTTGAAGATGTTATTGGAAAAACAAAAGCTAGTCAAGAATATGGCCAGCGAATGAATGCTAGAGAAAAAGCGCTTGGTACCAAACTTCTTAAAACAGAAGTAATAGAAAATGTTCACAAGATTTTATTTGACGATATCATAATTGATCTTATCGATTACGGAGACGAAAACACGGATTTAGCAATGGCTTATGTTATGTGTTTAATCTTTAGATTAGAAATGTTCCCTGAACTTACTGAAGATATAGAAAAAGATGATGAGTTCTTCGAAGAAGATGATCTTCTTACTATGAGTTACTACGATATTGAAAACGGAAATCTTGTTATCAAGTACTATGGAGAAGAAGAAAATGACTATCTCAAAGGTGTTGATATTGATGTTTACAATCCCAAACTTGATGAAACAAAAGAAGAAAAAATTGCTTTAAAAACAAAAAATGAAGAGGCTCGAAAAGTCCATAGTGATTACGCTGAGGAGATATCAAGACTGTATGGTGATGATGCCATGTCTTTTGTGCTTGGTGGAGAGAACAAAAAAAACAAGTAACTTTAAAACCACAAACGCGCTTAAATGATAACTGTCAATAATACTTTTTATTTTCCAGATCAAACAATCTCCGAAACTGCAAAAACTAAAGAGTGGCACATGAAGCATGCTTCATCTTATGTTATTTCTGATCGAAATTCATTTAATCAATATGGCTCTGACAGTATGAGTCGTGTATTGCGAGGGTATTTAGGACTTCAAAATAAAGAAGAAAAAGAAAGATCAAAAGCAGTTACCGCTCCCCATGGAACCCCTTTAGGCGTTCCGTATGTGCAATACAATCTTATTGAACAAAAAATAGAGCAGTTGATAGGTGATTATTTGGGTAGGCCCTCTATTCGAAAAACCTATGTGATGAATAAAAAGGCTCAAACTAGAAAGTTGGACGCTAAGATTGATATGCTTAGTGAAAAAATTTTTAGAGATCTTGCCGAAAAATTCAAACAAAAATCTGGAGTGCAAATTAAAACTCCAAATCCGGAAATGGAAATTCCTGATGATGTTGAAGATTTCTTTTCTAGTGGAGGGTATAAAGACTCTGCAGAAGAAATTTCTGATGATTTAATTAGTAAGTTTTTGGATGTTGACAAGCAAGGTGAAAAAATTCAAGATTTTCTTGTTGATTATTTTCTTTACGATCGCACAAGCGCCACTATTGAAATTGAAGACGGCATTGTTGTCTGGAAAAAAGATGATGCTTTTTTAACGGATTACGATCGCGATCCTGAAAAAAATATTCAAGACGATCCAGAGTGGTATGTGAAAGGTAAATTCATGACTGAAAATGATATTTACAATGCTTTTAGATTAAGCCCTTCTGAAAAAAAATTGATTAAAGAAGAATTTGTTGCTTTTTCAAACTTTAAAGGAACTAACAATTCTTCCACCAGTGGAGGTAAAGATCTTGGTGATAATCGATTTAGTAATGAAAAATGGTATGTAAAAGAAAATTCTACTTTTAGAATTTTTGTTGCTGATATGAGTTGGAAATCTCCTAAAAAAATTCGCGCTAAAAAATGGACCAATAAAGACGACATCGAAGTCACAACTCTTCTTAGAGAAAAAGATCGAGTCAAAAAAAATGAAGAAGAAATTATTGAGTATATAGAATATCCTAGACACGTAGTCGTTGCTGGTCCTCAAATTTGTCTTTCCTGGGGATTAGAAGATCAAAGAATGTATAGCATCAGCAATCCTAAAAAATGTAGGTTAAATCGAGTTGCTATTGATCGTCAAAATTCTGTTGGAATTAATACCAGTAGATCTCCCGGGCAAAAACTTATTGAAATGCAAGAATGGTGTAGTGACATTCTTTTTGAAATTCGTTTTGCTATGCGTCGAAACAAAGGAAAAGCCTTTGTTTACGATACTGCACAAACTCCAAAGGCATATTTAAAAGGAAAAGGAAATCCGCTCGAAAGAGTTCTTCATCATATAGGTAAAGATCAAGTTATTTTCATAAACTCTAAAGAGCGAAAAAACAATTATTCCTTCAATCAGTTTACTACAGTGGATCTTTCTATGAACAACCATATTCAAAGCCTTATAGAAGGGTTGTTTATGGCTGAGGCTCTTGCTGATAAAATGCTTGGCCTTACAGCTGGACGACAAGGACAATCTGAAAAATACGCTACTGCAGCTGCCGTTGATAGCGAACGAAAAGCTTCTTTTTCAAAAACTGAAATTTATTATAGACCATTCGACAATTTTATTAAAAGCTGTTTGATGGTTGCTTTAATGAAGTCTAAAGAAATTTACAAAGAAGGTGAAGTTATTCAGTATGTTTTAGGAGATCTTAGAACAAAATTTCTTAGAATAACAAAAGAATTTTTCGATTCTGATATCGGGTTGTATTTCGGAGATCCTTCTAAAGATATGCGCAAAAAAGAAATTCTTGACAATATTGCTATGCAGTCTTTGGGCAGCGCTCAAACTCCAGAAATGATGCTCTCTTTAATAGATGTTCTTTTTGAAGATACAGCTGTTGAAGCCAAAAAAAGCTTTACCGCTACAGTTGAGTCTATGAAAAAACTTCAAGCTCAAAGAGAAAAAGAACAGCTAGAAATACAACAAAACGCTATTCAGCAAAAAGAAAATGATGATGCTAGAACTGATGATACTATAAAAAGAGGTCAAGATGTTCAGGTTGTTGTTGCCGATACATACGCTGATAATAAGCTAGATGTTGAAGAAAAGAAGCTCAATTCAAATGAAAGAATTAAATTAGCAGAAAATAAGTTAAAACAAAATAGATAATTAATTATGGCAAAAAAAGACATTTTTTCAGAAACCGGAAATCCAAATGACACTCCTTTAGGAAATGATTTTGTTGATTTAGATGATCCAAACGGAAATCAAGATTTTTCAGATTTAGAACAAAATATTGCTGGTGATGGATTTAATCAAGAACCAGGAAATATTGATCAAGGAGTAGCGGGCACTCAAAATTCTTTGCCCGGATCTCAAAATGAACCTAGAGCCGATTATGCAAATTTTTCAGATTTTGATATTTCAGATGATGATGATTTGAATGCTAATGAATTTTTGACTTCAGAAGACTTGCAAGCGCTAAGTTCTGCAGCAGCACCAGCAACACAGGCTCCTTCGAATCAACAACCAGAAAATGAAAATCAAGGTGCTGACCCAAATGCACAGGACCTTAAATTTTTAGAAACAATAAATAAAAAGTACAATAAGAATTTCAAAACTGAACAGGAATTTAACGACTTTTTAAACAAGACAAACGATGCGGCCTTAGAAGCTGAAAACGTTGTTACTGACAAAGAGCAGGAGCAATATGACAGCAACAAAGGAAACATCGAGTATCTAAATTCTTTAATAGCTATGAGCGATAAAGACGCTATCAAAGAAGATAGATTAATTCAGTTTTTCCGTCAAAACAAAAGAAAGCCGGAAGCTGAAGATATTGCAGATATTGACGAACAAATTGCGCGCATGGAAGAAAACAGCGTTTTAAATTTGAACGCCGATAATGTTCGCAATAAGTATTCTCAGGAAAAATCTAAACTTGAAAACTACAACGTCAAAATTGACGAAAAATTTAATCAAGCTGAATTATCCAAGCAGAAACAAAACCAATCTAAATTGCTCGATAACTATAAGAAAATCTATGTGAGTCAACAAGGTTCTTTTATGGGAGTAAAACTAAGTACCAAAAAGCTTCAAAGTGCATTTAATGACGCGAAGTCAGGTGATTTTGTAAAAAGGATCTTGAGTGATCCCTCGAAACTCGCTACTCTGTCGTTGGTGGAACAAAATTGGAAAGAAATTCAAAAACATTTGTCCCAACCAGGGTTTAGTGATGGCGTTCAAGCTGTTCTTAATAAAAGCAATAGCCAAGGCAAAAGAATGGGCTCCAACACTAGGTCTAGCCAACCTTCAAGCGAAAACAAATCAAAATCCAAAGACGAAGCATTCTTAATGTAGATGAACAATGTTCTCTAATAAGATAATGACGAAGGAATAGTAAATGTTGAGTATTAATTTTAAAATTTAAAAAAGTGGGAATTTTATTAAGAGATGCAGCGGAAAATTTTAATCCGCAAATTCATACGGAAGAGAACTCTTTGGCAGTTCTTATGAACAAAAACATGGCTGTTCAGGCCAAAAGTATTGAGCTATACCAGCGATTTTCAAGAGTATCTTCGTTTGCTGCCCTTTCGGGTCGTGTAAACAAAGGTGCTAAGGCTGGGAAAATCAAACGAGCTTCAGATCAAATTGCTGATAACGCTTATCGAATTATGTACAAAGGCGCTTTAGTTGTTCCTGCGTATTTCTTTGGTGGAACTCAATTAGGAACTGTTTTTCAACCAGGTGTTGTTGCTCCTGATATGACAGCTGTTGCTGGAGTAACTTATACCAATGGTAAAGACGCTAACACCATAACAACTGACACTATTGGTTCTGTTGCTATTAAGCACGAGCCAGCAAACAATATCTTTGGAGATAAATTCAATCCAAACGATTCGTTTGTACTTGGTGCTGGACTTGGCCTTTTGTGTATTATCACAGACACTCCAAGAAAAGCTTCAACAGGTGATCATTATGTTCTTAATTTTAAAACGGTCGGTAATGCAACTGATTTTGATGCAACTCATTTTGCTGAAGATGAAGTTTTAACTGAAGCTGGTTCTTACTTCGGTCAAGGATCTTTAAGAGGTTACCAAAGAAGCCGAAAAAACCGTTGGAGAATCAACTACATGTCTATCAAGCGTTATACTCTTGTTATGACTGGTTCTGCTAAAGAACAAAAAGTTGCTTGGGTTAAAAACTCTGAAAGCGGTGACAAGCGTTGGGATTTCGAAAAAGTTTTAGATGCTGAGGAATTCTTCATGATGCAAGATGAATTGTCTTTGCGTTATAGCAAGATTTCAATGAATCCTCAAAACCACTCTTGGTATGAGAATTTTGGTGAAAACCAATTAAGTCTCTCAGGGTTTAAACTTGAAAGTGGTATGACCGCTCCTATCACAGGCGAAGGTTGGATTCAGCAAATTAAAAACAACGCTGAGTTTGCTTACAATCCTAATGAAGGAACTGAACATACTTTAATGGAAGCTCTGATGATGAGCTTATCAAACCGTTCTCCTATCGGAACTGCAGGAAACACATTTTTGTTCTTAGTTGACAAAATTGGTAGAAATGCAGTCGATAAAGGACTTAAAAAGCTTATTGGATTTACTAATCATACCGATGTTGCCAACAACGTAGGTTCTAAAGAGGTGATGAATATTGCTACTGGTGCTAATGTTTCATTAGGATTTGAAGTTGATACATATACCCATCTTGGAAACAAAGTTGTTGTTCTTGAAGATGAGTTGTTAGGAAACCCTGGTTTGTTTAACACAAACGCCGGTGTTACTGGTTCAGGAATTATTTTCTGTATCAATGTATCTCCGGTTCAAGGAATTTCTAATTTCGAAGTTATCACAAGATCTAACAGAGCTTTGAAAAAGAAATACATTGATGGTATTCACAGTTATGACGCTGCGGCCGATGCAAGCACAAAAGCTTCTTCAGGTTTCGACGGGTATAGAGTAGACTGGTTGCGTGAGTCAATGCCAGTTCTTTACGATAACAGATGCTCAGGTATCTTAAATCCTTCTGCCAAATATAACGGTGGAGCTTTAGCTGGTTCGGATTTCCTTACCGCAAATGATAAAGCAACCTCTTACATTTTCTAAGAGGAATTGATTAATTGAAAGAGGGGGTTTCGGCTCCCTCTTTTTTAACAAAAAAATAGATAAATATTATTATGGAAACTCAAAACAAAACATTAACTACATCTAAAGACGCTAAATACAGCTTCTTTAAAAATGATGAAAACCAAGGTACTTGGAAATTAGAGTATTTGATTGATGCAGATCAGGTTGAAAAATTTAGTCTAACAACGCTTGCTCCTTATGAGCATCCTTTGTCAGGTCAAAAATATTTCCCAAGTCAAAACAATCAACCTCTAACACATTTAGTCGTTGATAAAATTATTACTCATTTTCACCCAGATAGAGACAAGTCACATCAAAGAATTTTAGACTGGCTTATTAGCAATCCGGAAGTCCAAGTTGATGGTTTGAAACTGGATCAAAAATATTTGAATAATAAGGTTAAAGCTAGATTTACCCTAGTAAATCTAAACATGCAAGACCTTACTCAAATGGAAGAAGAAAATATCATTGATGAAATGGTTGGCCGTTTATCTTTTAGTGGTGGCCCAAATTCAATTGGTATTAAAAAACTTAGATATGCTTCTGCAGAAGTTGGATTAGCATATATCGATAGAAGACATTCTAAAAATCCTAATTCTGAGAAATTGCATCTTCGAAATAAGCTAAAGCACTATGTTCGAAAAGGCAAAAAACAAGCACTAGAATTCAAACAAATTATTTCCAATGTTGAAAATGCGGAAAGAATGTTTGCTCTTAAAGTTTTGCTTGATAAAAAAGAAATTATTTATGAGCACGGTATTTACAAATACAACGGAAGATTGTTAGGATCTAGCTTAGAATCTGCAGTAGGATTTTTAATGAGCGCTCCCGATATAGGTGTTGAAATGATTGACAAAGCACATAATTATCTAAAAGAAGAAGGCTTTAAAATTTAGAAAAAAATGGAATATACCCTTGATGAGGTTTTAGAATATACGTTGGATCGTGCAGATAAAAAAGGATCTGATATGTTTCAAATGCCGTATTTTCTAAATGTCTTTGAAACTCAGACATACGATTTTATAGACTCTTTATTGCCTTTTCTCGAGAGCAACCAAAGAGACACCCAGGATTTACAAGAAATCATGTTGACAAAAAAAATCAATGTTGTGGCTGATCCAGTAGACAATTTTAAAACTAATGCAGCCCTTCCGGAAGGTTTGTATCACTTGTCAAGGGTAAACCCCATATTTTCTGGAGGTGTAACTAGTAGAAAGCCAAATCTTATACGCCATGGTAATTATGATGGAATGAAAGTCGATCCTCATAACCGGCCCACCCCTGAATATCCTTTAATCACTCAATTTTCAAATTACATAAATATTGATTCTGGCTTTAACGAAAAACCTACGCAGGTAATTATAACGTATCTTCAAGAACCAGTTTTTGCTACAGAAACAGAATTGACTAAAAGAATTGTCAATTTACCTAACGGAGTAATTCAATCTATTATTCAAAAAGTTGTAAAAGAATTTGTTTCTAGCAAAGGAGATCCTAGAACTCAATCTGAATTTATTAAAGAAGCCGGCGCAAGAACTAATCAAAGATGAAAACAGAAGAACAGATAGTTTATGATTTACAGAATATTATTTCAGGCGGCCGTGTAAGCGCTGACGACGTTACTAGCGAAAGATTAGTTAGAAGCTTTTTAAGAAAATACAGAGCATCTAAAATGCATACGTTTTTCAGTAAAGGCAAAAACCCTGCTGATTATGTATTCCAATCCTTGGGCGAATTAGAATTAGTCGGAAATGGTTTTGAAAATGAATTTTCAGCAAGTCTTCCGGCAATTATTCATTTTAGTGGTTATTCCGGTATTAGAATTTCTAAAAACCGATTATCAATACCTGTATTAAACGAAGAAGCATTTGAGTTGTCTTTGGCCAATGAAATCAACAAAAGTCAGCCTAAAGCCAAAATAGACGGCAATACGCTTACTGTATTCTCTGGCTTAATAAATTCATGCGACTATCATTCAAGTTCATTAGCTCAAAAAGTTGTAGCAGCTTTTAACTTAGAATCCACAACTGTTAGTGATGAATTAAAAATATGTGTAGATGCAAAAGCTGTTCTCTACGATCCTTCAGAAGCGCTAAATTATGATTGGACCAAAGACCCTTATCCCTGTCCTTCTGAAATCATTGATCAAATAGAAACCTCAACATTAGACAGGGATTTTGAGCTCATGATTCGGGTTCAGCCAGATCAAGCTGATAATAAAAGCGAAATAGACAATCTTGAAAAAAGAAGTTGAAATAAATTTTGATCATCTTCTCAATAAATATCGAGAAGAATTTCCAGTTTCTTCTATATACACTGAAGACAAATTAAAAGAGTCTTCTGGTTTAGTTAGAAAACTGACTAATTTTGAAAAAAGAAAAATATTAGAAAACTTTTTTTCTAGATATTTTTTCAAGTTCTTCGAAAGAAAAGGAAGGCCAATGGACCACTTTCTTTTTGGAAAAATAAAACTTGTAAAAAAAGATCAAAATCCTTTTATTCATTGGTATGATCAAGATTTCGAAAACTTTCATAACAATTTAAAAATGAGTTTTGAAAATGTAGATTCAGATTTAATATCTAACTTAACCTCAAATTATCAACAACAATACGATGTTGACATGCTTGAGCACCTTTAAAAAGAAATAAATGATTAGCGTTGCCTTACCGTCTACAGAGCTTTTAGAAAGCATAAAAATTGAAACAGGGTATGCAAGCCTTCGCAATATTCGTGAGAAAATAAAAATCTTAGCTGCCGACGCTGAAAAAGAATTAGGGTATAGCAATACTTTAGTCACCAAAAAAGTTTTATATGATCTTGATGATGTAAACTGGAATGGAAAAAGCCTTTGGCTCCCAAAAGATTGTCACGAACTTACCACTATTTATGATGGCGATGTAGAGCTAAACAATAAGCATTATTGGGTTGCTGGAAATTACGTTTATTTTGTTGAAGACAAAGAACCAACGAATCCGCTTGTAATTTACGAAGCGTTAACTTTTGATGGTTTTGGATGGCCATTAATGACTAGAAGTCACAAAAATGCTATTACCGCTTATGTTGTTTGGAAATTGTTTGTTCCAAGAGCGTTTCAATCTGGCACTAGAGCAGATAGAGTTTTAGTAAAAGACTATGAGCAAGATTGGAACGATCAAAGAGATAGTGCTATTGGAAATGATGCAATGCCCGGTAGCCAACAAGAATGGAATCAAGTTTCAGATGTTTGGAATATGTCCTTACACGAAATAAGATCTTCAGAAAATTGTATTTTAAAAGAAAGCTATTACGCTTTAGAAGCTAAAAAAGAATGTGTTTTGAGAGAAGTAGAAAAACAAATTACAGTATACCACTGGCAATATTTAGATCGACTAACAAATATTGATGTTGCACCAGGCATTGATATTTCTTATTTAGAATCAAATACAACAAAAGAAGTTCTTGTAAATATGATTGCAGGAAAAACAATCAGCTATGTCGGTATTGGCAGAATAGCTTTTGCTATTCAAAATATTGAAGAATCAGATTATCACATTTACGACATTCTTAATGGCAGGGTTGATAATATCGTTTTCGATAGTTATTACAATGAAGCTTTAAAGTTGCATATTTTTATTTCTAAAGAGTTTTATTCTCATTCGAACATATTTTTCAAATTTTTAAAATCATAAAACATGATATTTGATTCTATAGCAAAAGCACTAAAAACAGCAGGCCAGTTACCTTTAGATGCAAAAACATATTTTCTTAGCCTTGATCAAATGAGAGATTTAGGGCTTGCAGATGCTAATGCCTACACGTATTATGAGTACATGAAGGTGTTGTGTGTCGAAAACGGCAATTATTATATTTGGCAAGAAGTTGATCCTCTTGACACTAATGGAGTTTTAGAACAAAATTTTCAATATGGTCAAAATGTTCTTTCGAACAATATCGATTATTCAGGAAGATATTTCAATTTCGTTGTTGAAACCGCTCAAAATCTTTCTAATGCAATAGGGAAACCTTATATCATTTACAAAGACTGGACGGTCAATAAAGCTGATTTTCTTGAAATAAATGATGTTGTTGATGGTCATTTTTCTTCAACTCTTTTTCTAAGAGGCGCAAGATATAAAGGAGGCCCAGTAAATTTAATAACTAGCTGGGCAGTACAAAGTGATTTTAACCCTAAAGAATTAGTTTAATGAAAAAAATATTTTTATTTCTCGTATTAATTTGGAGCTCTTTTGCTCTTTCTCAAACAACAAACATTAACGGTTCTCTTAATATTGGAACTGTTTCAGAAATGAACGCCATAGATAGTTTGTTGGTAAGAAATGGTTCTGGTTTGCTTGGATATAGACTTAAAAGCAGTTTAGACCAGCAACTAGGTTTGAGTGGAACCGTGATAAGTATTAATGGCGATGGTGGAAATACAATTGACATAGGGCCTCTAGTAGGAGCAAATGCAATATGGGGAAGTTTGACAGGAACTCTTTCTAATCAAACAGATCTTCAAAGTGCTTTAGATGCAAAACAAGATCTTTTGGTTTCTGGAACAAATATCAGAACTATAAACGGATTGAGTTTATTAGGGTCTGGAGATTTGGTTATTTCCGGAGGCGGAAGTTCTTCTCCATGGTCTTTAAATGCAAATACAGAATATTTTTCTCCTAATGTTTTTTTAGCTCAAAGATTTAGTATAATCGCTCCAGATGATTTAACGGGAGTTGCTTCAGATAATTATGTTTCTTTAGAAACCATACAAGAAGGTCCAGATTATTATGGAGAAATAAGAACTTCAAATTCTTTTGGAGGACAAAGCGCTTCAAACAAAATAACCTCAGTTCCTTCTGACTGGAATGTTTTTAGTCCGGGCACTAGTAATTTAGGAACTCATATTGGTGGAACCACTCAACCTACTGAAAAATTACAGGTTACAGGAAATATAAATGTAACTGGCGATTATTTAATCAATGGATCTCCAATATCTAATATTTCAGATCATGGGAGTCTTGCTGGATTATCAGATGATGATCATCCTCAATATCATACTGATTTAAGAGCTGAAAACTGGTTTAACGCTTTGTATCCAAATTTCGATTCTAACGGTGTAGATGACTTTTTAACTAATGGATCAAGAGCAGCTACCGGTGACTTCAATATAAATTACAATTCTTTACTAAACGTCAACAATACTCAATATGTAGGCTTTTTGTCAAATAGCATGAGAGTTGGTTATAAAGGAAACCAAGGAGGCAATAATGGAATTTACGGAATAGACATACATAATGATTTAGAAACAATCAATGCCATAGGATCTTTAAGGTATTATAGACTTGCAGATCATTGGATTTTTGACGATGATGTTCGAATAAACACATTATCAGGTACCGGAGATAGAATGGTAGTGGCTAATTCCGATGGAGATTTAAGTACTCAAGCAATTCCTTCAGGAGGGTCGGGAGGTAGTGGAACTCCAGAAGTGGTAGAGTTAAGTACTTTTAATGGATGGAACACCTCTGAAAAAGAAGCTCACAATGGAAAATTAGTTGTTGGTGATGCTATAGCTTTAGAAGATGTATTGATTAACAATGGAGATAAAGCAACGGCTGCTGATATCGCCAATGGAACAGCTGACAAATGGGTAGATGCGGCCGAATTATCAGAATTAGGATATATAGCAAGTGTTTTAACTGGAGAGCCAGCAGGAACATATACAATAACCAACATAGTAGGTATAGATTCAGTTTCGCACGCTCAAGCTAAAGCTGCTCAAACTCTTAATTCAACTACTCTTTATGTTGTTCCAGAAAATTCAGGAATCGAAAGTTTTGCAGATGTTTATCTTAATCCATTAAGCATTGATCCATCAGTTACCGTTGGTGGAAATGCAATTACAACTTGGGAAGATTTAACAGACAATAATCTTGATGCTACTGTTACTGGTGCCGTAACTTTAGACATTACAGGAGGAGAAAGAAATGTTCAGTTTGATGGCGGCTATTTAAGTTTTCCTTTAGATAATACTTTTCAAAAAACAATGGGTGTTGATCGCTTTGTTGTTGCCTGGCGTGAAGGAAACGTTGTGGCTTTGCTACAGCTGGGGATAGAGAATGGTCTGTTTATTACAATAACGTTGACGCAATTACTGTAAATGCAAATGGTAGCGAAGCACAAACAAATGTTACAATTCCATCAGGCACCCAACGTCTTTTTGTTTTAGAATTTGATCTTACAACTTGGAATTTACGCGTCGATGGTGTTGATGTTATTACAAATGCCACTCTATTTAATACGCCGCGTTCTCCATCTAGTCAAGTGATAAATTTAGGTAGTAGAACTAATGGAGGGTTTCAAGCAACATCAGGTAGTCAAATAAGCGCGTTTGTTTATGTTAGTGACCATACAGCTCAACATATAAATACAATAGAATCCACACTAATTGTAAATTAAAATGAAAAGACTTTTTTTACTATTTTTCCTGCTAATACAATTCTTGGCCCAAGGACAAAGCGTTTACACTTCGTCTGCCAGACTACAATTGCAACTTAGGTTTGATAACGGCTATGTAACTGGTTCTGGTTTTTCTGATGATATTACTAGAGCAATAAATGGAAAAGATTCATTTTTGGCAGCGCCTTCTACTGGCAGGCCAACATATGGTGATACTTTTGGAATAAATTCCAGCCGACAAATAATTCATTACGCTGCCTTATTCGCTTATGCTTACAATGATGTTACGGTGGCAAATGCGGTAATGTCTGAGTTTTTGGCTACCGTCAATGCAAATGATATGTCAGATCCTTTTTGGGCTACGGCTCCAAACTTTGGCATAGATTGGGACTTGTGGCTGCAATCGGCATCTATGAAAAAGATGAAAAAATCCTATGAGTTGTTGAAGGATTTGCAAACTACTTTAAACGCGTCTGAACTAACTCAAATCGAAACTTTTATAAATGATTACGCAGCACATGCTCAAGTTTGGATTGATGCGTATTACGATGTGTATTGGGGGGCTGGTTGGGAAACTAATGGTATAAGTTCTTTCCTTGGTGAAAACCTATACAGTCCAACCGATGTCAGTAATACATCTTTTCCAATTGAAGATGTCAACGGAGATCCTGTTCTTGAGTACACGGTTGCCGGAGCACAAAATAATTTCAATAACAGAATTGCATCCACCGTTTCTTTTTTGCATTCATGGTCTATTTATGAAAGCAACTCAACCTATGAAAATCTTACAAGAGAGTGGTTTAAAAATTGCATTCGATATGCCTTATGGCCAGATGGAACATTCTTTGAGTTGCAGCGAAATAAAAACACGTTTAACATAAACGCTTTAGGGGTGTTGTATTCGTTTAGTACTCTGTCTGAAATGGTTCAAATGGCTCATTTTGATGCAATGGCACAAAACTATCCAAATGATAAATTGTATGATTTTGAAACTACCGAAGGATTAGTAAACGGTTCAACCAACATTACAACTAACCCGTATCTAGGCGGTAGTACCACAGATGGTACTACGCTTAAATCATTAAAGACATTCATTTTAGGCCAAGCAAAATACTACAACGGAGGTTGGTCACCGCAACGTTATTATGGAGGTTCTCCGCTTGATATGACGGGTACCAGTGAAAGAGATTATTCCATTCCTCAAGCAGTAGCAAATTTGTACTATAAAGATCAAGATATTGAAGATTTTTATAAATACAATTCCGCTGCAGGATACCCAACAAAAGACAGTTACTTAGATGGTTCTTATGAAGGGTCGGACGGTGTAATGGGCACCTTTCTTTTGGGAGCTTCATGGTTTGAGTTAGAAAATACTTTTTTCCAACCTACGGTAGAAAAATATCCAGCAAAGGCAAAAACAGAACTTCAAAGAAGATTTACTCAGGGATACGTAACGGGTTCTGGATTTTATGACGATATTTCTAGAGCTGTTTCAGATGCAGTAATATTTGAAGCTAATACCAATCAATACCCTTTAATTTTTGGAGATAATGAGGTAAGTAATCCAGATAATCAGTTAATGTACACTAGTGCAGTTTACGCATATTCTACTGAAAATATTAGTTTAGCCAATGCGTTTGCTTCTGAATTATTAACCACCGTAAACGCAAACGATTTATACACTACATATTGGAACACCTTACCCGATAGGTTAGATAATATTGATAGTTTTTGGGTTCAATCAGCCACAATGAAAAGACTGTATGTCTCTTATGGTTTAATTGAAGATTTACAAAATGTTTTGACGGTTTCCGAAAAAAGACAAATTGAAAATTGGTTTGCTCGATATGCAGATGTAACCTATCAATCTACATTTAGTCGATTAAATGACCAAAGCGGAAGTACGTGGCAAGAAAATGGTAGAACCGTCGCTCCTGACGCTTTATATCCAGTTCAACTTTTTGAAGGAGTGGCCGTTTCAACGCCTTATCCAATTTACAATTCAGGAGGAAACATAAACACGGACTTTATTATAGGTCATGCCCAAGATAGCTACAACAATAGACTTTGGGATATAGTAAACTTCATTCATCTTTGGGCAATCAAAAACAATGATAGAAGTAAAGAAATTTGGGTTAGAAATATTTTTAAAGAATGGCTTCGTTTTGGTGTTTTTCCTGATGGTACCATGGCTGAGTTGTGGCGAAATAAAGATGCAGATGCAACGCTAGGTATATTTTATTCTTTCATTACACTATCAAGTATAGTTTCAGTAGCTCATTACGATGCTATCTATGATCATTTTCCTGATGATCGACTATATGACTTTGAAACTACAGATGGATTTATAAATGGAGGTACCATTCATGTAGGTGCGCCTTATCAAGCTTCAAGTACAACCGATGGAACAACCCCTAAAAATCTATTGACAGTATTAAAAGCAAATTCCAATTATTTGAGAACAACCGCAAATGGAGGTTGGAATGATGTTAGATTTTATCAAAACAATGATCTATCATTAAGCGCTCAGGATATTACAGGATTAAGACAGCCTAGTACAATACCTGCTTTGGCAAACCTGTACTACAAAGATCAAGATTTAGAAGATTGGTATTTGTATAATGAAGCCGTAGGATATCCGGCTAAAGTTGGAAACATTAATGAAGGTTATTTTGCAAATTCTACTTATTTCGAAGATTATGGGGCTTGGGGGTCTTTGATCATGCCCTCAATGTGGGTTGAAATGGAAGATTATTTTTTCGCTCAAGAACCCTCTACTAATTTAATTTACACAGCCGAAGCAAAAGCCGAATTGGCCAGTCGTTTTCAGAATGGTTACACATCCGGTACAGGTTTTAGCAATGACATTGCTTTAACAATATCACAGGCTAGTTTGTTTTTGGCTAACCCAAGCGAATATCGATATGATCTTTCTGAAAATTTAAGTATCGACAGAAGGCAGCAAAGAATGTATACCACTGCCCTGCATGCATACGCTCTAGATAATGTGAGTGAAGCAAACACGGTAGTCCGTGAAATACATGATGTAGTAGCTGCCACCGATTTAAACTCTACATTTTGGAATAATTCTTCTTCATACAGATTTGATGGTGAAAGATCAGCTAATGATGGTGGTGCAATGTGGCAAAGAACAGGGGTAATTCATCAAATGTTTGAGTCTTATCACTTTTTAAAAAATTTACAAACAGAACTTTCAGGAACAGAAGAAAATGAAGTAGAAACTTGGTTTCAGAGATATAAGGAATTAGCTGAAACCGCTACTAAAAATAGAATTGATGCTGCTTTTGGTTCCGGGTGGGAAAATTCATTGTCTTTAACTTGGGGTAATTTTGAAAACCAGCTTTATCCTAGTTCAGCTACCGGAACAGCTACTCCTATTACCGATGCTGCTGGAACAGTTGACAGTAGGTTTGTCATGATTCTTGGGCAAGATTATTTTAATAATAGACAATGGGATGCTATTAAGTACATTCATGCTTGGGCTATTGAAAATAATGATACTACCTCTGAGTATTGGACTAGACAGTTTTTAAAAATGGCCATAAAATTTGGAACTTTCCCTGATGGCACATTTTGGGAACTTTATAGAAATAGAGATACCGAGCCGACTACCGGAATATTCTATACAAACATTTCGCTAAATGGTATGATTCAAATGGCGCACTTAGACGCTATGGTGAATAATTATCCCTCTGACAAGCTCTACGATTATTCTACGTCTGACGGGGTTGCTAATGGAACCACTACAAACAGTTTAAATGCTTATACTGGAAGTGGTACCACAGATGGTACCACTCAAAAAACTTTAGAAACTATGATACTTGCTCAGGCAAAATATTATAGAACCTCTGCTAATGGGGGTTGGACACCAGAAAGATATTTTACGTCTTTTGATGGTAATACTACAACCTTACTAGATCCGGAAGGGGTCTTTCAACCTTCGGTACAAGCTGCCTTGGCCAACTTGTACTATAAGAATTCAAGCATTCAAGATTATTACTTGTTTAATACTGTTCAAAACTACCCAGCAAAGCAAAGTTTGCTTGTAGGTTCTTTAGCCGGTTCTGGTTATGACGAAGACTATGGAGCATGGGGTTCATTAACTCAAGGTTCTATGTGGTTGGGGATGGAAAATTATTTTTTTCTTGAAAGCTCAGAAAATATTACAACAATCTCTCCCGGTTTTTATATAGGTGGTAAAAAAGTAACATTGTATTTAAACGGAAAAAAATTAAATTAAAACTAGATATCTGATGAAAACTAAAATTTTAATAGCATTACTTTTGTTTAGCTCGCTTTGTTTTGCACAAAGAAAAATGTACACCGTAGTTAATGGAGGGCTTGTAGAAGTTTTTCCAAGCACCGGTAGTAGTGGCACTGATTCTCCAGCAAAGACCTACACAGATATTACTTCCGACAATCAGACTTTATCAATATTAGATGCAAATAATCAGGTGTTCAATATATCTGATGATTACACTACTATTATTCCTGATAATTTTCCAGTAGGAAGAAGTATTCGTATCGACGCTAGTTTGTTCTCTGCAGATTCAACCACTATTGTTCGAGAAACAAATACAACTAAATTTTGGATTGATTTAGAAACACTTGTAGTTCCTACTGATGAAGCTGAGGGGTTTAAACTAGCTAAAGGCAGAAGTGCTATTGCAGAAAAAGTAAACGCAACTACTGTCAAAATTTTTGGCGCCGATATCTCTGCATATTACAACGACATATTTCCTGATTTAGCAGGTAGTTTTACATATCCAAATTCTACAAATTTAAATTGGACAGATCCTGTAGATGCTACTTTGTCTGTAGTGGTCGGGCCACCTAATGAATTGCAATATGTTTCATTAAACAATTCAGGAGCGGATTTTATTACTCAAAATTTAATTACTACTCCCGTTGCTTTAGATACTTATAGAATAACCGCAGAAGCTTTTTATCAATCAGGTGCATTTTTTCATGTGCAGCTTAGACAAGTCGGAGGAGTGTCACAAAGATTTGAAGCTAGTACAGTGGGCGGTCAATGGGAACAGGTTGATTTCACATTACAGCTTGCTAACACTGATCAATTTGTACTTGATATCGCGAGTGATGGAAGTGGAAAAGTTAGAAACATAAGAGTATTTAAGCAGTAAAAATGAAAAACAAAAACTTTACATTATTTTGGTTAATTGCGCTCTTTAGTATTTCATTATCCTTTGGGCAAACCAAATATGTTGCATCAGCATCAGATGGAGGCAGCGCTTCAAATACTGGAAATACAGAAAGTAGTCCATGGACTTTAGATCATGCTTTAGATCAAATTGATGCTGGAAATGCTACTACGGTATACGTAAAAGCAGGAAGTGATTATGCTCCAATAACAAATACTGTAACACGAGACGCAACTGAATCTAATCCTATTAGCATTATTGGTTATAAAAACACCATTAATGATATAGTGGCCGTCAATGGTAGCACTCTTTATACGGGAGGAATGCCAGACGCTACTGAGGCCCCATTAATAAAAGGAACCACAACTACAAATAGGCCAGACCAAAACAACGGTTTAAAATTTTACGGTGATTGGTATATCATCAAGAACCTTTCTTTTTATAGTTACAATCAGCCTTTCGAATCTACCGGTGCCAATTCCATAGTCGATAACATTTATAGTTATAAATCAGGAAATCATAACCCCGCTGATTTAGGAGGTTTTAGCACAGTATTTCCAACGGGCTCATATACTGGATGGGGAATTAGAATAACGGGTGATAATCATCAGCTTACAAATAGCTATGTTCTTGATGCCGGCGCAGAAGGTATTAAAGTTTATGGCCCCGCGGCTAACTTTGTTCATAGAAATAATACAGTACGAACTATTTTAGGAGTTGGTCCATATTATGGAGATTGGACGCAAGCAGATGGAAACAGCACGGACTATCATTATTTAACTAGCGGTAATACTTCTGGAGGTCGTTATTACAACATTTCAGTAATTCAAAAAAATGGCATGAATTCCGATGGCCACGGTATCGTTTTTAAAAGTTCAAACGATTCTCAGCCGATAACTGATATGATTGTTGATGGATGGTATGTTTTTAATAGTAAAATTGAATCACAATTTCCAAACGTTACGAATATAACTTTTGATAATGGCGAAATGGATTCAGACGAAACCACTAGTCGTTTAACTGGAAAAGAAGCAAATTTTGCAAATGGAGGAAGCGATATCATTATAAAAAATTCAAGGTTTTTAAACGGTACCCATGTTGCTTTAAGAGGTTGGCAAGACATCTATAATGTAACCTATCCTTATGCGGTAGATGGAATTAAGTTTTTAAACTGTTATTTTGGAAGTCAAGACAGAGAGCAAGCAATTCGCATTTCACACGGACCCGGCAATAGCGATAGTCACGAAATACGAAATGTTACTTTCGATCATTGTACGTTTGAAAATTTTACTGGATTAGCTTACATGAGCGCAGACTTTTCCAACATTAATTTCATTAACAGTATTGTTTTAGATATTCCAACATACTATTTTATAGGGTATCATGATGGACCAGGAGGTGCCGGTGGTGAAGGCGGGCCTTATCCCCTTTCAGCAAATTGGTCTTCAGTTAATTTCTCTGGTGGTTTTGGGGCAAGATCAGGAACCAATATAACTACTTTTGATCCTCAGCTTGATTCAGAAGGAATTACAACCAATTCTTCTTTAGCAAGCGCTGGAATATCAACCGCAGACTATTCAGCGGGTTTACCAATAGGTTATTTTGGCAATCAATCACTTGAAAGGTATGTTGCAACTCCAGCAGATGGAGGTAGTTCTTCGAATAACGGACTTACTTCTTTAACCCCTTGGACTATTCAACACGCAGACGGAGTAGCTACTGCAGGTATGACAGTGCACATAAAAGCAGGAAATTATGGAGATTTAAATTTAGTTTTCAATCAAAATGGAACTTCTGAAAATCCTATAAAATTTATTGGATATAAAAACACACCAGGCGACATTGTTGCCACTAATGGTCCTACTTTTAATTGGACTGATTTGGTTGACTCTTCAGAAATGCCTCTTTTGCTTGGTACTCGCGTAAATGATAAAGGTGTTGGAAGAGGTATTCAAATTACTGGTGACCATGTACATTTTTCAAATTTCCAAGTATCAGAATATATGTGGGGAGTAGATGCCAATGGCGATGGAATAATATTAGATAACATTATTAGTACTTTTCACGGTAATTTTGACCCTAGCGAAAGTTACTTTCCTGGTAATGGAAATAGTTCTCATTTAAACTTAGATGCTGGAAGTGCTATTTTAGTTAGAGGTAATGGGAACCAAGTCAATAATTGTTATGCCGGTGACAATGGTAGTAACGGCATAACTTTTAGCAATTTTGTAAATGGATCTGCTGATGGTAACATGGTTTATACCGGACAAAATATAAATCCTACAGATTACTATTTCTTTTTAAGCGGAGGAACCACCGGTTCTACTTTCACTAATACTAGAGTTTATAGAGACAGTAGAACTTCGACTGATTCTGACGGAGTAACACCAAGAGTTATTACGCATTTAGGACACGGTCTTGTGGCAAAAGATGATGATCCTATAACCGGAAACACTATTGATGGTTTTGAAATTTTATCAACTAATTTAGAAGTTCAATTTCCTGGAGTTTCAAATAATGTTTTTAAAAATGGCAAAGTTATATCTGATTTATTTGTTTCTGATTTAGGAGGTGGAATACAGTTAGCTAATGGAAGTCACGACAATGAATATCAAAATATTTATGTTCATGGTTTGCCGGGAGTTAAATTTGCTGATTGGGCTGATGGATTAGCGGGAGACGTCAATGAAAGTAGTTACAACAACAATTTTAGAAATTGCATATTTCGAGGCTCTACTGATATTGCAAACACTTCAAAAAGTTATGGTATTATGTTTTATTGGTTTAGTCAAGCTGGTGATACAAATACGCCAATTACTTCTGCAGCAACTAATAATAAATTTTACAATTGTAACTTTGATTATGTTGATGCATTGATAGTAACCAATCGTCCCGGCGATGCTGAATTGATTAATTGTTCAATCACTAATGTTGAAGATGAATTAGAATTTGCAAAATCAGGTGAAATAGCTTATAGCCCTACAATTACATATACTAACACCAACTTTTTTGGAAATGTTTTTGGAGCACAACCCGGAGTAGGAAATACTTCAGTAGATCCTCTCTATTTAAGAACAGGAACAGATGAAGATGTTTACAAAATACCAAATAATAGTCCTTTAAAAGATGCTGGAATTACTGTTTCTGGATTAACAACAGATTTTGGAGAAGGCACCTATTTAAATTCTCCTCCAATAGGGGCATGGGATTTTGGATCAACATCTTCTAATCCTGATCCCAACCCTGACCCTAATCCAACACCTTCAGACTCTAATTACAAAAAGAAAAAACGAAGAGATTTTGTTCATAGAATATTAAATTAAATGAAAAAAAGTATAGAAAACACCAAAAAAGTATTTGACCCAAGAACAATTGCTATTCTTATTTCCGTTGTTGTTACTGTTCTCGGAGGTTGTATTGGTGTTTCTTATTTTGCTGGTTATTCTGTTCGAGATATGGAAAATCGAGAAGAAGATCTTAAAGAAATGAAACAACTGATTTATGAAGTCAAACAAACAAGCAGAGAATATGTAGAGCAAGAGGTTGGAGGCTTAAGAAGCGACTGGGAAAGAGGCCAAAATCAAGATGAAAAAAGATTAGAAAAGCTAGAAAACAAATAAAAAAAGTAACTTTAAACTATAATTTTAAAATAACTGTAATGAAAACAAAATTTTTATTTCTTATTGCGTTTTTTATAACCGCAATATCAATTGCTCAAACCAAATACTCTTTAAAAGGAACTAGTGAAATTTTTGTTTTAGAAGATGTATCAGGAAATAACGATCCAGATATTGATTATCCATCAGCTTCTGTGTTTGTTAGAATTGAAAATAACAAAGTAAAATTTAGAATCAAAACAACTTCTGATAAAGGAAATAGTTTAGGTCGGGCGTCAGGCTATGATCTTGCAGAGCTAAGAGATCCTTCAGATCTAGTCCCTGTAAGTTTTGATGCTGTTCAAACATGGTTTAGGGACAATACGGGAAAGAGTAAGGCTAGTAGTGCAGGCGGTGGAGACGTCACTACTAGCGATTTAAACACGTCTCAAAGTACTCAAGACGCTACAATAGCAGCTACTTATTTGCCAAGTATTTTAACTGGAGAGCCAGCCGGTAGCGAACGCATATTAAATATTGTTCGAATAGATTCCGCTTCTTATGCAACGGCCAAGGCTAATCAAACTTTAGTTTCGACTACGTGGTATGTGATTCCAGAAAAACCAGGTATTGAAGATTTTGCAGATGTTTATCTTGATCGGCAAAGTATCGATCCATCAGTTACCGTTGATGGAAATGCAATTACAACTTGGGAAGATTTAACCAGTAATGGATTGGACGCTACCGTTACCGGCGCCGTAACTTTAGATATTACCGGAGGAGAAAGGAATGTACAAACAGATGGAGGATATCTTTCTTTCCCGTCAAACGCTCTTTTTCAAAAAACATTAGGTGTAGATACTTTTGCGATTGCTTGGCGCGAAGGAGACGTTATACCTGCGGGCGGTACTATAGTATCAAAAGCAGTTGCTACAGCTGGGGATAGAGAATGGT